TAATGGAGGTGATTCTGGACCGAATTGCAGCGTGGGCACCACGGCGACAAGTCTTTCAGCTGTTTGACATTGAGGATGAACCTCGGCACGTGGGGACATTTAGCACGCTCGAAAAGGCGAATGCATTTCTACCGGGAAGAAACACGATGGTAAAGGCGGAGTATCTGGACGACCCCCTCACCATTCCACAATCTTAGCAAGAATAATCAATGACTTTTTCGTGAGGCCCTGAAGACGACGCCACAAGACGGCCGGTGGAATCATAGTCCGGTTCCGGGGATCACGTGTAGATATAGTTGAATAAATATGATGAAAGTTGTGAATCTGGCGTCTAGACGTATTGTCCATATCGAATTTCATCAAATGAAATGCACCGTAGTACGCATACATGATAAACTTGATGATGTCGTCTCGTTTCACACCCACATTCCACCCGTTTCGACGGATGTTGTTGAGCATATTTGATGTGTTTGCAGTCCACGCATTTTTATTCGCTAGTAGGCGTTTGTTGATATTTTTGAGGTTGGCTGGGATGTTACGCACGGGAGGGGTGGCAATCATCCGGTTTCCCGTGGAGGAAACCACGTAGCGCGAAGGCTGATTGGTCCTGAATGCCAGCATGCTACTACCTACGGATAAAAGAATCAAAGCCTGTAGGTGTATGGGCTTGTTGAAGGTGAGCGATTCTATTATTCGCACGGAACCTTCGCAATGCAAAAAAGGGGCTCGTCTCCTTGTGATTCGCGGTTCACGCCAACGTAACAACTCATGGACCGACGCACAGCGTATGGCGATGCTTGATTCGATCATGACTTCGTTTCAGTGTACCGTGTATATCATACAGGATCCACCTGGTTCAAAAAAGTGCGACGAGGTGTTTGACGGGGCGCACAAGCTCGAGACGGCAATCGACTTTATTCAAAATAAGTTTCCCGTGAAAAAGGTGAAGAGTCGTGAGCTTGTGTGGGATCAGAGCCCCCTCAGCAGTATGAACGGAAAGTACTACCGGGACTTGACGGAAGAGCAGCAGCTGATTTTCGACAATTATGAGTTTATCCTGAACATCATTCCACCTGAGATTGCAGAGGACCCCGACAGGCTCACATCACTCTGGATTCGCCTCAACAACTCTGGAAATCGCGTCAACGAGTACGAGAGCTACATTCAGATTTACCGTACATTCTACGAGTTTCTCAGTTCCAAGGCTCCGGTGTGGTTTGAGACTATCATTTACCCGCACAAAGAGTCTACGCGGGGTGAGATGGAGTCGGAACTCATGCGCATGCTCTCCTTGAGTGAATCGTCATATCCTCCAAACTTCATTTCACAAGATGACATTTACAAAAAATGGCGCAAGGAAACTTTTGGTGAGACGAGCAAGGTGGAATCGGTATTTGCATCCAAAAAGACTGATCTGGAGAAGCGCCTCAAGCATCTCAGCTTTGTGTACAAAGCGCTCGAGAAGAACAATCTCTTTCACAGTACGAATAAGGTTGTACGGCGTATGATGATTGGGCGCATTGCTTTCTGGTGCGACACACCTGCAAAGTTTACTCACTGCACCGAGCCAATCATCGAGTATGCATCGTTTATGCTCAAGAAATCAACCGAAGATCACATGAAGTACCTTGGATGCCCACAAGCGAACGTCAAGCTTCAAAGACGTCTTCTGGAGATGATCAATCGCGACATTCAAGACATTGTCGCGCAGAGAGATGATCCCCGATTTTTTACACCTGCCCAAAAGGCGAAGAAACTCGATGAACAAGGTGGAAAGTGCACCTGGTGCAAAGAGGCGATTGTCTTTGGCCAAAAATCGGTCGGACATCACAAGCGCGCTTACGCCGACGGAGGCTCTACGACGTACGACAACCTGGACGTCCTACACGAGGACTGCCACAATGAGCTTCACAAGAATTCAATTAAGAAACAGCGTGTAATTTAGTGTAACAATGCAAACGGTTCTTGAGAGGGTCGCCCAGCACGCGGACATTGACACGCGAAGAGCGCTAGGCATCTACGGAAAGCTCCCGAAGAGAGATTTCAACCCTCGTCCACTCCCACCAACATCATGGCGGTATTGGCCGAACGAAGGGAAAGCCATCTACTTTTGCGCAGATCCGCAAAACTATGAATTTGAGGTTCATCACGGGATTACATTTGAAGATGATATGAACGGTCGCAAGTGGTCCTATCTCCCGGGTGGGCGAGTATGGGTGGCGTACTACCGTAAGGGCAAGTACCGCATCAACAATAACAAAACAGTTCCCGTTCCCGAAGGGTATGGATTTAACTGGGGTCAACAACCCGAATTCATTTCGGTCTAAAGCGTGTTTCATGTGGGTACCATAAAGATTCCCAGGCTTAGTATTGAAAGGCGATGTTCAACCCACGTAACCTCGCTCAGCGCAAGTACATTGACCTGCTGTATTCGTCGATGCCTGTTGTGGTGAGCACGGGTCCTGCGGGAACTGGCAAGACTCTGTTGGCGTGCCATGCAGGATCCAAGGCGCTTGCGACTCGCCGGGTGGAGCGTCTCATTTTGACCCGCCCGGCGGTCAGTGTTGATGAGCAGCACGGGTTTCTACCCGGTTCGCTCGAGAAGAAGATGGAGCCCTGGACTCGTCCTATGTTTGATGCTCTCCACCGGTACATGTCTCCCAAGCAGGTGAAGGCTCACATCGAGGACCGCACGATTGAGATTTGTCCGTTGGCGTATATGCGTGGTCGTACGTTTGACAATGCATGGATCATTGGGGACGAGATGCAAAACTCGACGCCGTCCCAGATGAAGATGCTCTTGACCCGTATCGGGGAGGGATCCAAGATGGTGATTGCCGGTGACATCAACCAACACGACCGTGGCTTTGAGAAGAATGGCCTTGCCGATTTGGTTTCACGCTTGTACTCCAATTCCGAGTCTATCTTCCACATGAACTTTACCGACGATGACATTGTACGGAGCGAAGTGATCAAGGAGATTTTGGCCCTTTACACAATTAAAAACTAGAAACCTTGTGTAACTATTGATGCGACTTTACTTAAAGGCTGCTATTGTCCTCGTAGGGTCTCATGTCATCAGGTGGGTTTCAGAATATCTGTATTACCGGCAGTGTGGGGGGTTTTTCAGTTCGATGTTTGCATACGGCTCCCCGACATGCAGGGGTCTCAGATGGACGGCGGATACTGCAACTGGTAATATATTTGGAGTCGCCAGGCTTGTCAGTGCAGTCAGGTATCAGATTCAAGGGCCTTGATTTCTTTTGTGTCGGCATTAGTAGATGGGGTGCTTCTCAGGAGACGAAGAACCTCTATATGTGATCCTTCCGTATTTCAACTTTTGTGGGTTCAAGAGTCGCCGCCGTCTCTTTATCGATTTTGTCGAGCGAAACAAAGACCTCAAGGGTGTCAGGTTTGTCGTGTCCGAAGTCTTGGGGTCGGCACCACTCCCCAAACTGTCAGTGTGGAAACACATCAAGACGAGTACAAAGTGTCAAGTGTGGCTCAAGGAGAGCATCATCAACATGGCATCTACTCACCTCCCCAAAGACTGGAAGTATCTTGCTTGGATCGACGCTGACATTTTATTTTTGAATCAAAATTGGGTTCAAGATACAAAAGAGATTCTGGAGTACTATGACATTGCACAGCTCTTTCAGACTGCAGTCAATATGGGCCCCCGGGGAGAAGCCATGAAGACGGACAAATCCTTCGGGTACATGCACTCACGAAGCGGCACGCCGTACACGGCATCAGACAAGTATGGCTTTTGGCATCCGGGGTATGCGTGGGCGTGTACGCGCAGCGCGTGGGGCAAGATGGGGTGCCTCCTCGATTGGGCAATCCTAGGATCTGCCGACCGACACATGGCACTTGCATGGATCGGACAAGTCGAAACGTCGTGTCCCGGAAATGTACACACCAACTACACAAAGATGCTGCTTGAATTCCAAAAAAAATGCAAGGGATTACGCATCGGAAACATCGACGGGACGATCCTGCACGAATGGCACGGGCGCCTCGAGGATCGCAAGTACAAGGAGCGATGGGACATTCTCACCCGGCATCAGTTTGATCCATTGTCCGACCTTGGTCTATCCAAGGATGGTATCATTCAGTTGGTCAAAAACGGAGTACGCATGCAAGTAGATCTCGATTCTTACTTTTTGGGAAGAAAGGAGGACAGCTGAGAACCGAAGGTTTCCGTCGGGCCGAAGGCCCTCATTCGGACTGGCGGTACTTTAAAGAATTCAAATCCTAAATTGAAAATGAACGAGCAGCAGCAGCAGTGCATGTGCGAGGACAATTCGTTTGTCAAGGTTCAGGGGAATGACATTTATTTTCACTGCGAGGTGTGCGAGGAGACGGTTCTCGAGCTCAACATGAAGCTCAAAAAGCTCGAGAAGGAGCTCCTCCACAAGTACCTCGACCTCGGCATCCACAAACGACCTGAGATTCGCATCTTCATCCGGAGTGACGGGGGTGATATTCACGCGGGCCTCAGTGCGATGGACTGTATCAAGAGAATGCGCTCAGTCAAGATTCGTACAATTGCCGATGGCGTCTGCGCGTCTGCAGCCACATTCATACTGCTCGGTGGTCGGAGCCGTCACATGACACGGAACTCGTACATCATGATTCATCAGTTGAATATGGATGGGACGTGGGGTAAGTTTGAGGATTTCAAGGATCAGCTTGCAAACCTCCAACAGTTTATGGATCGCTTCCGCGAGATTTACACATCCGAAACCTTCATCCCGAAGGAGAAACTCGAGGACATTCTCAAGCGAGATGTGTACATGGATGCTGGACAGTGCTTGGATTGGGGAATTGTAGATAATATTTGGTAATTAAACGTGTGTAAAACAATATAAGTAAGTATGATTCAAGAATTTCTTATAGGATTCTTACTAGGATTTATGTTGAAACCCAGAAAAAGGGTGGAGGAAATAGGTGTACAGGTGAGTGAAGTGTGGGACACTCCTATTATTTCAGAACCAATTTTAATTTCAAATTCAAATTCAAAAACAAAATTCCTAAGAAACTTCTGGGGCCCTGATTCCTAGATAGATTTTTTGACGCGTGTCAAAAGGGATACCATTGAACCGTGTGGTGGCTGCACTCGTGTATGCACCCATCCTTGGCCAGACGATCCAATTTCCAAATGAAATTGAGGCGGGAACTTCACACTCCTTGTAGATGGTGTCACCTCCGTCACACGTGGATCCAAACATGGTCACCATTTTTGTTTCAGGATTTGAATCAGAATCGAGGACGTAGAATTCTGGCTTGGCGTGGTCGAAAAGGATACAGTTGAAGGCTCCGTACAGGGATTCGCTGATGGTGATACCAACACCCTTCACACCGATGACTGGTGTGAGAAGAGTTGCCACATGTTCGACAAAGTACCTCCCAGGTTCCGCTATGAATTTGAATTCGGAATTGAAATTGTCATTGAGAGCTTGATTAATCATGGATGGTATGGGGCCGAGGTCGAACACGTGGTCCGAAGAGAATCCCCCTCCAATATCTATTATCCGTGGTGTAAAACCGTGTCTTTCTGCCAAGTCGACCGCCCGTCGCGCCTTGACAAGTGCCTCGACAAATGCGTCAGCGCTCTTTGCCATCGAGCCCACGTGGAATGAAATTCCCACAAGGTTCAGGCTCAAGCGTGAGCACATGTTAAGTAATACGGGCCATTCACTTTCTTCGGCACCGTATTTATTCCCCAAATTGCAACGAGCCTGGGGGTCATCTGCACGAATGCGCAAGATGACATCCATGTTGGCATGCTCGAGTGCTATTTTTTGGAGCTCGCACACGCTATCAAACGTGGTCTGCTTTACATTCTTTTTCTGCGCGAGACTGATATCTTCAGGTCTCTTGCACGGATTGGCGTAAATAATCCTTTCCGGTTCTACTCCTAATTTCAAAACTAAATTAAACTCGGCGGGCGTAGCACAGTCGAATGACGCACCAAGCTTTGCAAGGTGGCCGACGAGTGTCTCGTCAGGATTGCACTTTACGGCATAGTAAGGAGTTACAGTTGGGAAAGCCTTCTTCCACTCCTCGTAAGCTTGTGTAAGTACATTCAGGTCGTAAACGTAAAAAGTATCAGAAGGCTTGTATGATCTGAGGAGTTCGTGAAGAACCCCAGCCCCCACCATCCAGAGGTACTTGTCCTGAGGATTTTTATTTCAGGTGTAATAGTATGTCGGCACCTCCTCCTGCTCCAACCTGCCAACAACAAGCAGACGGTGAGGCTGCCTATGACTCGTTTGTCATGTGTTGCACGTTTATGTGTATCGGCCTGTGGGGAATCATGGCAAGTGGTACCGGTAAGACTTCAAACGGAAAGATGCCACCATCTGCATATTTCATGTGGGCGATTGCAGCTTGCTGTGGAATTACTTTCCTAAAGGCACTTTTCGATTATTTCAAGCAAAAGATGAAGAAGTGTTCGTAGCAAGTCCTGAGGATTTTTATTTCAGATAAAGATTTTAGATCCTAAATTGAGATGGCTGGATACATGCCCAAATCAAAGACGGACAAGTGGCAGACTCCGACTGACTTGTACAACAAGCTCAATGAGGAATTCAAATTCAATTGTGACCCGTGTCCCATTACATGGGAACCTGGAGATCCGGATGGTCTTGCGATTGAGTGGGGAACCTCCACATTTGTAAATCCACCATATTCAAAGGTGGCGCTTTGGATCAAAAAGGCACATGAGGAGTGGAAAAGGGGCAAGAAGGTTGTCATGCTTATCAATGCCATCACGGACACGAAAGCCTTTCACGACTACATCTACGGGCAGGCGGAGATTCGCTTTCTTAAAGGGCGTGTGTCGTTCGTGGATCCTGAAAATCCAACCAAGAAGCAACCAAGTCCGAAACCTTCTATGCTCGTGATTTTCAGCTAAAGAGGTCCGAACCATACAATGTATCACAAATGGCGCCTCCGATTTTCTTCCTGCTTGACCGTTCCGGCTCTATGGATCAGTGCCGCGATGACACGATCGGTGGTTTCAATGCATTCGTGAGTGATCAGCGTGCTCTCAACCCAGACGCACTGATGACTCTTTGGCAGTTTGACCACGAAGTTCTTGTTTCGTACACCAACAAGCCACTCTCCGAGGTGCCACCCCTGACGCGCGAGACGTTCCAGCCACGTGGATCGACGCACCTCCTGGATACGATCGGTGAGGCTATGAAGAGCAATCCTCTGAACGATCCACCGATCGTGGTCATCTTCACGGATGGTGAGGAGAATGGTTCTCACAAGTTTAACAAGTCGGGAATCAAGGAGATGGTGGAGCAAAAGACCAGTGATGGCTGGACTTTTGTATACCTGGGCGCGAATCAAGACGCGTTTGCTGAGGCGGGCGCACTCGGAATCGGCGCTGACACGACGATGAATTACGACGTACATCACACACCGGACGCTTTCCGTGCACTGTCTGCTACTTTGAGTCAGCAGCCTACTTTTTGATCGTGGCGAGCGCTGCAAGAGCACCCTTGAGCTTGTTGGCAGTGTGCAGGGCATTGTTTGTGGTTTGGAGCATGTGATTTGCTGCCGCCTTCTGCTGAATGAGGCCAGTCTCGAGGGAGTTAATTGGGTCAGCCACCTGCTGAACAGCTGCTGACTGATTTCCACTGTTGGTGCTGTTGCTGTTGCTGTTGCTGCTGCCACCCATGAAGAACATGGCAATGCCGGCGATGAGCATAAGCACACCAATCACAACACCTGCAATAAGACCCTTGTACTTTGTACTCTTTTTGTCAGTCACCTTGCTCATAGGCACGGCACATCCAATCATGATAGCCAGACCGACAGCTGCGACACCACCAGCGACAGCCTTGCTAGCCATTTACTTTAGACTGACAATTTTATTCTGAATTTATGGCCAAGTGCCCTCTCAGTTTCCCTGGCGGCCGCGCGTAGGCTGGGCTTGGACCAAAGCAACCACCTGGACCAGAATCCGGCTGAGTACTTTCCTGAAGGGACCCAGGTTTCCCGCCTGCGGTGACGTGTCAGGTACCGAAGCATACGCGCGGGATCCTTGTGCAGGGTATAGTCTGAGTACCCACGCAGTCCAAAGTTGACCGCCTTGCCGTCTGGGAATTCAGCGCGGAGTTTATGAGGCCCTCGCCCCCGCCTGACGATGATCACGGGCTTCATTTCAAGCTAATTCTAATAGAGATATAAATTAGCAATGCGAGGATCAAAACGTTGAATGCGAGCCACCCGCCTGCAATTGTAGTTATGAATTTGTTCTCGAGAACCATATTTAAGATTTGTCTGCTTATAGAGTCATCTTCATCTGGCGTCGTCATGGATCGGTTTATTAAGAAGAGGCAACCAAAAATAAATGGGATTTTTACGGACCTCGGGAGATGCATCTGCGTCTTGGGAAAAACAGGTATAGGCAAATCATGGGCGATTCGCGATACATACGGCGACAATTTCATCGAGTTGACGGCTGACATTCTACGGGGTAAACAAAGTACGATTGACTTTTTAGAACGACTCGAATCGACCGACACACCAGTCGTACTGGATGAATTCGAGACGATGTCCGACTTGGTTGGTATCCGCGAAATCAGTGGACCACCCTCAAAGGGTCAGTTTATCATCGTGTCACAGATACCCGTCGATACCAAATTTGAGTTTGAAATTGTGACGTATGAATTTCCTGTACCGACATTCGATCAGATGAAGAAGATTGCACCTGACGCAACGGACGAAGTCATCCGCAGGGCCAAGGGGGACATTCGACAAGTTCTTCGAAGCCTCACGATGAAATCTGACGATCAAGATGCGTTCATGACGACGCGTGAATTTGTGACGAGTCTTGTTGCCAGGGGATCCACAAAGAGACCAATCGAGTATCTGAATCATCACGCGCAAGAGCCTGGAAATATGGTTTCAATTTTACAGGAAAATTACCTCGACGCGAGAGGAGCTGATTTGGCACGTATTGCAGGTTTTATGAGCACTGCTGAGATTTTCGAAACCAAGTTGTACGAAGGTGACTGGCAACTTATGCCGTATTACACCTTGTACGGGTGCATTTTACCAGCAGTGGAAATTGGTCACAGATTAAACCCGGACAAAATACGTCCCGGGAGTTCATGGACCAAGCACCAGAATATGTGCATGAGACAAAAAAGACTTCGTTCGATTACAGGTAGAGTTCCTTATTATTACTTGGATACCGACACGTTGATGCTCCTGCGAGACATGGCTGAAGCTGGGAATGTTGATGTTCTTCGAGAGTACAAGCTTGAACCAAAGGATGTCGATGTGCTCAATCACCTGTCACCCTTGAGAAAACTCAAGCCGAAGACTGTACAGGCTTTGAAGAAGACGCTCACTCCTCCGTAGTGTCGTCCTGAACATCGGGAACGTCCTCCTCCTCCTCCTCCTCCTCGGGAATGGGGGCGGCGACTGAAGTCTCGGCGGGCTTGGCGCTCACTGGCTGAACCAGGGGGAATCGGCGCTGGGGTGCCGCCTTGGTCATGAACCGCTTGTAAAGGTAAAAGCCAATTACGCAAATTAGAACAATTGCGACAATGTTGAACATGTTAAAGGGGGAGGAGGCCACAGCCTCCTGGATGCGAACACGGGATGGGTCGATGACGGGTGGAACGGGGCAGTTCATTATTACTCAAAAGAGGTTTTGTTCTCGACTTTTAGACGCGGGATACGTAAAAGGTAATCCAAAATGGAAGTCGAGCAGTCATGGGCTGTGCTCGATCAAATCCGCAATTCGGAACTTGCTGAACTTGTAGAAGTTGAAACCAACGAGGATTACTTTTGTCGCCACTGTGGGGGGGCTAAAATTTTCCACGGACAAGATGAACATGGGGGGTCAATCGATCTTCCGACATGCACTGTGTGCGGGGCGATGGACGACATCTACGTGTCGAACGAACCGGAGTGGAGAACGGGTGCTGACCACGAGGGAGGTGACCCGTGCCGTGTCGGAGCTCCTGAGAACCTGGACCACTTTTCACAAGCGTGGAACATGGGCACATTGATCAAGAAGCAGTGGTCGTCGAATCGAAGCATCAGCACTCTCCTCTTGCGCCAGCTGCAGTCAAACGTCAATCACAAGGATCGTAGCCTGTGGCATGCGTACAACGAGATGGACCGGATCGGAACAGTCGTCCTGAGTCTGCCGTCGAGCATCATGTACGATGCCAAAATCAAGTACCGCAAGTTTAACCAGAACGTCCTGACACGAGGGGCGGTCCGGAACGGCATCAAGGCGAATTGCATCTTCCAGGCGTGTCGAGAGCATGGGGTGGCGCGCACAACACAAGAGATTGCAGACGCTTTTAAGATTCCGACGCGAGATATCAGTCGTACATTTGAGCTCTACCAGGGGCAGAACCCGGAGAAGGAGGTGCACGTCATCGGGTCGGCAGATCTCATCGGGCGCTTCTTCAACTCGGTCACATGTGTACCGGAGCAGCATCGCGGGCGAGTTCGAATGAAGATTACGCAGGCGTGCAAATCACTCGACGACTCTGTCACACTGATGGGCCGAACACCCAAGGCGGTGGCGTGCGCGGTGATGTACGTCATGCTCCTAAAGCTAGGGTTTGCTGTGAGCAAGGCGGAGATTTGCAAGATTTGCGACGTGTCGGGGCCGACACTGACCAAGATTGAGTCGATTGTTAAATCTGAGCTCAAGTAGTTAAAAGACTCGCAACCTAAATCTTAAATGAGTCAGATTGTCCTCTTTGTGAGCACCCCCTGCTACGGCGGGGTCTGCCTCCAGCAGTACGCCGAGTCTGTTCTCCGGCTTCAGCGCACGGCGGCTGCCAATGGTATCCACATGATGCTCGACACGACGGAGAATGAGTCACTGGTGCATCGTGCGCGTAATCTGGCGGTGGCTCGGTTCTACCAGAAGACGCAGGCGACCCATTTCATGTTTATCGACGCCGATATCCACTTTGATCCAGATTCGGTAATTCGGTTGGTCAAGTCGGAGCACGACATTTCGGTGGCGTGCTACCCCAAGAAGTGCGTCATGTTTAACCAAGCTGAGGAGTCAGTTCTGAAGGATGACGGCCGTGATCTCAACCGGGTCTCTTCGTCTCTGGTGATGAACTTCAAGTACCAAAACAGTCCCGTCTTGAATGGCTTTGTGGAGGTGCTCGACGGCCCCACTGGTTTCATGGTGGTCAAGCGTGACGTGTTCACGAAGATGTTTGAGCATTACCCACAGCTCAACTGCGTGAACGACCACCAGAACAAGGACCTGGACGAGTACTGCGCGGTGTTTGACTGCATGATTGATCCCGAGACGCGCCGGTACCTGTCGGAGGATTACGCATTTTGCCGTCGGTGGCAGCAGATGGGTGGGAAGATTTTCGCAGATGTGCAGACTGTTCTGGGGCACGTAGGGAACATCCGGTTTCATGGTGTTCTTGAGGATCGACTCAAGGATACGACTCCGATTGAGAGTAACTAGTTAAAAACATAGCACCTTTAATCCGAAATGACGGTTGTGCATGTCATCGCCGAGACGCGCAACAAGTCGATCAGCGCGACAACTCTGCACACCATGATGAATATTCACATGGGGTGTATGGTTCGTCAGAAGCATCTCGACATTCATTTCGTCCCTGACAAGGCGACGCTTCCGAAGATTATCAAAGGGGGTGATCGCATCGTCTGGATGGAGTACGGCACGAACCTTGACGCAGAATCGATCAACAAAGCACTCGACGATTTTGAGTACGGACTGCACGTTCTTGTATTCCCTTCCGTCAAGGAGGGTATCAACTGGGACCGTTTCGTGAAGCGTACCAAGGCGGGGTCAAAGGAGCCTGCTCATCAGCGTGGCCTTGATTTTGACACGATTGTCGGCCGGCCACTCGGTCCAAGTGTGTATGACTGCCTGAAGACTTCCGCGCGCGTCTGGGCCATGGATGCCAAGCCTGTCGACAAGAAGATTCGCAGTGGAAAGGTGCCTGTGACTCTACCTCTGCTCAACAACGAGGCGATGTTCGATTGCTTGAAGAAGGAGGGTATCAAGGTGGGGGTGCTGAGCACTGCAACGGTCATCTGCCACTACGTCCACGAGTGTCTAGGGAATATCCTCGAGGCGTCGGGGGTCCAGGTGAACCCGTGAAGGGGACAGTCCTTCGGACTGGAAAAAACAGGTTCTGTAATCGACTTAAAAGTACGGATTCTATACAATGTATCACAAAAAAATGAACACGAAACATATCGCCATTTGTCAATTGTACATTCAGGAGGCGTGGAAATCTACCGACGTGAATAGATTTCCAGGTCCCCAGCCCGTATCCATCGAGCGTCGGCACTTTCCCTTGCTGAAGCGGCAGCCGTACGTGGTGTGTGAAAAGACGGACGGCGTGCGCTATTTCTTGTTGTGCCCCCCGAGCTCGAAGGAGGCTTTTCTGGTGAATCGCAGCTTTGCAGTCGAGGCGGTTTCCTTTGCTGGCTTTCCGAAGGATACGCTGCTTGACGGTGAGCTCGTCACGACAAAAGACGGGCGGCGTCTGTTTGTGATTCACGACGCGGTTCGTGTCAAGGGGTATGACCTCATGAACGAGCCGTTGTCAGCGCGTTTGGGGTTTGCCATCACAGCAATCAAAGGGGTGATCAAGTCTCGCAAAGATCCGTTCGAGTTGCGCGTCAAGGAGATGATCGAGCTTGATAAGGTTTCTCAGTTGAAACCACTCGACGCTTTCGAGTACGAGACGGACGGACTTGTGTTTACACCTGTGAACGAGCCGATTCGCATGGGCACGCACGAGACGATGTTCAAGTGGAAGCCGCTAAACCGCATCACGATCGACTTTGACATTCGCGAAGGCAGACACCTGTTCGTGCAGGAGAGGGGGGTCCCACACTTTGAGGCGGAGCTGCATCTGCAGCACCGGAGATCCGACCTCCCAGATGGAACGATCGTGGAGTGTGGGTATGGGGAGCTCGGGTGGTTTGTGGAAAAGACGCGCCCGGACAAGGATCACCCGAACAACCGGAGAACGTACTACAACACGTGCACCAACCTGCGTGAAAACATCGCGCTCCAGGAATTTTATGCCGTTTAATAGTAATGAGCCGTTACCTAACTCAGAGTCGAAACGAAATTTCAGGTAATGTACTGAACAAGATGGTTTACAAAATCATGGGAAAGAGTGGTCATTTTACGCTCATAAATCCATCTACACTCGCAAATATCTTAAATGTACGACAGAATAACTTGAATAACTATTTACGTACGCTAAATGCAAATAATGTTCGTAAACTACCATCTGGCCCGTATGAGGTTCTTAAACCGGTACGTAATCCATTTTACGGAGGAAATCTAAAAAGAGGAAATATACGCAAGGTGCATTTGTACGGAGGGGGGGTTACACGTGCAGCTGAAAAGTTCAAGAACTTGCTGAATAAGAAAAAGGTGAAGAATGCTCTCAGTCGCGCAGCTGAAAATGCACGTAAGCGAGCGAATGCATTAAAAAATCAACAAAGACGTTTAATGCTCGCACCAAATACACCATTGAGTGCGAGTCAGCGTATTCGCCGGGCTTTGAGAGGAGTTTCTCCTCCGCGTCGCGGGCCACTTTTCAACTAAGGTCGGCGTCCGACTAAGGTCGGTACCACGCCATGTAGAACGATCCCTTTGTGGGTGGCTCTGAAAGCTCCGTCACGGAATCATCATCCTTCAAGTACCATTTTCCATACCTCTTAACAGCCAGGGCGTAGTGTCCACCCCACTGGATCCCTGCATGCAGCACCACCGCAAACAGATGTCGTCCTTCAAATTCTTGAGGAATTTCAATTTGAAATTTAGAATTGTACATGGAAAAGGTGAAGCCAATCACCTTGGGCCACCGAGTCACCTTACGACCGATGGCTGCCACGTGATGTACCTTTCCAGTATCATCTTGGTAATCTGAAATACCTGCATGCTTCCATCTGTTTTCCAAAATTGTTTCTAATTTAGAATTTAAATTAAGATCCAAAATCATGGTGGTGAAACTTTCCTCTTTTACGGACTTTCCACCCGGGTACACAGTCTCTTGGACCTCGACCCCGTTGAAAATTCCCTGGATGAGATCCTTCCCGAGTGACGTTTCGAATACGTCAATCATACACACAATAACCTCCTGTGCGTCATGCTGCCCACCCCCCGCGAATGAAGGAAATTTGGTTCTGAACTCGACTATCAAGTCTCCAGGATTGACAGGATCACAACCACCCGCCAGAAAGAGTTGCTTGGCAACATTCTGGTACTCTTTCGTCACCTTACAGTCTCCTTCGTACTTGTTCAAAAAGAGATACCTCGAAAGAGAAGGTATGTGTGCCAAGCACTGAATTGCCGTATTGAAATAGCATGTGTTTCCGAGATTGACAAGCCCTCTCATCGCCTTAGAGAAACAAGTATTTAAAACTTTAAATATGGAGTACGAACTCTTCAACCAGTGGGAGCCGGTGATCAACCGGTACAAAAACTCACCCAACACCGAAATTGAGATTCGGTTCGGTCGGAGATCTGGAAACAAGTTTGACACAAACGTCGGAAAAGATACATTCTTCAAGTGTCTCAAGGCACTCGACACGTACGCTGGCTGGGAATCTAAGCGACATGCCAAGTTTGACATGTACTATTTCGAAGATGGCAAGCGTCTGCAAATCAATGAAGAGACGGATGAGCGTGATTCAGTCATCAAGCAGCGCGTCCTGGTTGACGACTTTGCACTGAATGGCATGCCGTTTGACGTGCGGCTCGGCGTGTCGAGCGAAGTTCCTTTCGAGTACGACGGAGAGACGGCGACCGATCAAAAGACCAAGGAGAGGTGGTCTTTTGTGCGGAAAAATTTGTCGATTGACATGTCCAAGGTGCAGGGGAACCCCGATGACCCGGATGACGACGACGACACAAACTACCAAATTGAGATGGAGATTATCGAGCCCTCAAAGCTGCAAACGCGTGACGAGGCATTCAAGCTCATGTACAAGGTGTTTGATCTTATGAAGTGTATCGTTTAATAGGACCTGTCGCCGCTTTGGCGTTGATAATTGCCACGTACTTGTCCCACACCGATTTAAACTTTTTGTTCACCCCTGCTTTCACGAGTTCGTTCCACGTGTGCCCGTTCTTCCTATTAAGCCCAACGTTTGCCATTGCATTCGTCAGAGTCTCGACATTCTTCGAGGCGGGAACTTTGAATACGTAATTGCTCTTTCTCGATTTACCCGTCTTTTTGACAGGGGACGCAGCAGCAGCACTTGGTGAGAGCTTGGGGATTTTAAACTTGAAATTCTTGGGTGGGTTCCACGTGGGGATGTGTTTAATCTTACCCGTATTCATATTTTCGACGTTGTGTGCGGCAATCGACGACATTGGCATGACTGAATTGATCCAAGATTTCACTGCCGCCTTGGCATTCGTCTTCTTCTTGGAAACCAGAGCCGCTCGTACGAGGACATTCTTGAATTGTTGCTTCTTGTTGTTTGGCACCCAGTTGGGCACGACCGCTTTTGCGTACAGCTTCTCCGTGTTCTGTTTGCTCTGCGCCTTCAACTTGAATTCCTTCGTCAGCATCTTCCAGACTTGAGCCTTGTTCTGTGCTTTACTCAGAGCTGCTTTCAGACGGGTAAGGTTGGATGGGCTGTGCGTGTACTTGTTGCCCATTCGTACCGCAAGTTCCAGATTGAGAGCAAAATTGTTGTTGTTGTTCATGCTCGAGGACGCGGAAGCCGCCTTGGCCTTTGGTACCGTCGCCTTGGCCGCCGCCACAGCCGTCGCCTTGGTGTTGAGAATGTATTGGTAGCGATTCTTTGCCGCCTTTTTCTCGTACTCTGCGTACTGATTTGCAGTCAGGTACGCCCGTGCAATCGGTTCTTGCTCCTTTTTCAGAGTGGAAAACTGACGTGTCCGGGATCCACGCCGAACCGATCCATTTGCCAAAAAGGTGTGATTCACACCGCCGATAACAACATTCACCGACTGTGGAGACTGAATCGCCTTTTTGATATTCGCCACCTTCATCTTGCCCGAGACGTGTGTAAGGTTCTTCTCAAACGCAACATTCAGAAGTTTCTCCTTCGTTGTCTTCTTATTCTCAACCACCTTCTTAGGAGCTGCAGATCTCACAGCCTCCACATTTGCATTTGTGATTGAAAACTTGGTCCGTACGTTTGCGGGGATAGTCACCTTGGCATCGAGATAGGCCCGAATCGTCTTTGTCTTTTGGAGTTTGACATCCTTGAGCTCGTAAAACCGTGGTTTTCCGTTCGAGCCCGGGCGAACATAGAATCCATTCTTGGTGGCGTTCCAGCTCGGTGCCAATTTGTACCGGCGTTCAGTCATGTTCTGAGCCTTGTTCATCTTGGCCGGAAGTGAAGACATCTTGTTCCCAGACTGAAACATTGTATCACCGGGCATCTCTAATTCGAGTCTCTTGAATGTGCGAGGGCCGTCACTTGGGTCGTTCGAAAACGCAACGACTGTTCCGGTCGTAAAGATGTTCAGTGTCACCTTTGGTTCGCCCTTTGTGCTCACTGAAATCTTCGTCTTTTTGAACGCCTTGTTTGGTAGAGGAGCCGGCACGGGAGGTTTTGCAAATGGGTCGGCGTTTTCATCGAACCAGTGGGGTTCCTTCGATTTGTTCGTATCCTTTGCTAGAAAATCCCAATCTGCCGTATCTACAGCTTTGAATGAAGACGGTGCCGACATGAGACGCTCGTAAATAACACCGACGTCAATTTTGCGATTAGAATAGAATTTCGAAACGTAATTCGATTTGCCCACCTTCTCTAACATGGCGTGAAACTTTCCGGGGAGGTATTCCTTTGCGAGAATCCGGACAATTCTCTCCCATGGCCCGGATGAACGTATGATAATTTTACCAGATCTGAACACGGAGATGCTCGCGGTTTGGTCCGGGCCAAGAAACACCATATTTATCTTCAAAAACAGTACGTTCGAATTAATCTTTCCGATGGCGGGGTGTGTCCGCGTCTCCCGGAAGACAACCTTCCCTTTTATGGATTGATACCCTAGAATCTCAGTCGCGGTGTACTGCCCGGGTACAGATGCAAACTTGGCAGCAATAGACTCGAGGTTGATTGTCTCACCGACTGAAGTTGTCGTCATGCACCACGACACACTAGGTTTTGTAAGTGCGTAGACATTTCCAACGCCGCGGTTCGTAAATACGGCAGAAGGTCTATTCATTAATACGTATCAACAATATTATTAGACGCGACGATGTCCAAGCCAAACACGAAAGGCTGTGCCGCATACCCTTGTCCATTGTACACACGCGTGTCGTTCCGAACCTCGAGTTCGCGTGAACTGAAAGGACCTGCGTACACATCCTGGTTGAACTTGGGCTTACCCAGATTGTTCTCTTGGCAATGTGCCGTGTAGACGCTGATGAACATCCGCTGAGGGCAGCACTTGTCTGGGCCGTACACCACCTTCTCCGAAGCCAAAAAGTGCTGGAGCGTATTGGTCACCATCGCCACCTGGCTCTGGATCGTCTTGAAGTACTGAGGTAGAACGTTCCAGATATCCTTGGCACTGTACTTGGCGGCGTAATCGAGGTACGCCCGGACGCACTTGCACAGAATGGCGGGAATCTCGAGGTCCAACTTCTGATCGAGATGAGGATCCGCATCCATCACCTGCTTTCCAAAGTTCCATGGCACGATACGACGCAGAATAGACCCCGAATTGTCCTTCCAGCTCGGCACCTCGTTTCCTCCGAGCATGCCGGGCGTCGTCCACTGCAAACTCTTGGCCGCTTTGAACTTGCGCGCGATCGAGAGATCCTCACCCGAGACGAGCGACTGAAACTCCGCCTGCTCAAGCTGAAGATCCCCCTTGACCTCGGGGCTAATGAACATGAACCCTTCGTGGATCGAATCGAGGCCAAACTTCTTCTCGATGTTGTTTGACAAAATCTTGACATCCTCCGACTCGTAAAACTTTTTGCAAACCTTGGTGATGATGGTGGACTTGCCCGACCGAGCAATACCCTTGATGAAGGGGATCACCTGCCAGCCGTCCAAGTCGTTCACGTCAAAGCACAGACGACCGCAAAACACGTACATCCACTTGCACACATCCTCCGGGAGGTTCTGGTAGTCTAGAATCTTCTGAAAGTGCGGAGTCGGAATGTCATACCAGTCTCGAATTTCAGTGTACGGGTTGAACTGTTGGTCAAAATACTTGGAACTCACAATCGTGCCGTCCAGGCTTGCAAACTCGGGACTGCGATAGTCGTAAAACTTGATCACGTACTGATTCGTCGCCTCGTCCCAATTCTTCCCAGCAAGCAGTCCGTTCTTAAACGACCACACATTCCGGTTCTTCTTAATCTCTGGAAACTGGTAATCCTTGCACGAAGACATGTGCTTGATGACGTCATATACCAGACTGCCCTTGGATGTGAGATTCTTCCACATGTCGTACTGGGTCTCCTTCTGGGTCGCGTCGTAGACAAAATCCTTAATCTCCATCACCGGCTTCCAGGCCCTGGTGTTTGCAATCTGGACGCAGCACTGGTCCTTGTACCGCCGATATCCCGCCTTGTACGTCTCATTGAAGAGGTACAGCAGAATCTCTTGGTAGCTCGACTTTTTGTCGTCAAATTCAGGGCACGGCTCGACGTAGTCTGCATTCGTCGGAAAGTTGTACACACAGTAATTGTCCATCCAACCATCAAACTGCTCGTACATGTTTCGCCACAGACGGACGAGTCTGGCAATTCGACTCGCCACAATCATTTCGTTTGTGTTGACGTCGTAGCTCTTCTTGTTCTGAATTGACAGGGAGATGGAACGTGCGCGCATTGCACGGCACAGGTTGTAGAATCGGTCCCGACGCTGTCGCACCTGACCATCAAGCTGTTTTGGGTCAAAATTCATTGGATAATTGTCCGGATCCTTTTGCTGGGTGGGAGGGATAAGTACATGCCGCCACGCAATCTCAGGAACGACAAAGTTAAACGTCGCCTTGAGATTGAGTTCGTTCTCACGTGTTGTGAGCTCATTCTCGATTTCTTCGGGGGACCATGTGCCGACAATCAAGTTGTTGTTCGTGTTCCGAATCTCTTCAGCATGCTCGAGAGTAAGTTCACGTTCAATGATCATCGGCTCGTCCCCCATTTTCTTTACTAATTAGGTGTACGATTTTTTAAGTGGACTCGGCAGCGACAACTGCAGGTTTCATTGCCGACAGGATTTTAACGAGAATTTTGTTTTGCATCTCCAGGCTGGTGGCGATCCGCTCGGTGGCATCCTTGAGGCTGACCATGGCGGTTGCCAGGGTGTCGCCCTCCTCGGTGGTCAGCATGGACCCCAGTGCCTCCAGCAGGTCGACACCTCCGTCCTCCATATCAAACTCATCCTCTTCGTCCATGTCAATGTCATCGTCTTCTGGGAGCTCGGGCTCGGGGGTTGATGGGGGCATTTGAAATTGGTAGAGAAAATCGGTGTCGAAATGGGGCGCGCCCCAGGCGTGAATCTCAAGTCAAATTATTTTCTTGGGGTATATTACAAAATGGCAGGTGGACTTATGCAGCTCGTCGCGTACGGTGCGCAGGATGTATACCTGACTGGGCAGCCCAAGGTTACCTTTTTCCAGGCCGTGTACAAGCGCCACACCAACTTCGCCATGGAGAACATCCAGCAGACCGTGAACGGCTCCGCTGGCTCCAGCGGCCGTGTGTCCGTGACCATTGCCCGCAACGGCGATCTGGTCGGCAACATGTACGTGGGTCTGACCCCCCAGGCCCTGACCGGTGCCGCCAACCTGACCTCCACCAACTCCACCTTCGACACCAACTGGCTGGCGGAGCGTGCCATCGCCGCCGTTGAGCTGACGATCGGCGGTCAGCGCATTGACAAGCACTACCAGGCCTGGTTCCGTCTGTACGCCGAGACCTTCCTGGGTGAGTCGGACAAGATTGCTTACGGCAAGATGGCATCAGGCTCGGCCCTGACCACCACCAGCACCGGTGCCCCCCGCGTGTACCTGCCCCTGCTGTTCTTCTTCAACCGCAACCCCGGCCTGTACCTGCCCCTGATTGCCCTGCAGTACCACGAGGTGCGTCTGGACTTTGACCTGACCAACTACTACTCCAGCTACTTTGGCTCCAACGCCATTGAGGTGTGGGCCAACTACGTGTACCTGGACACTGAGGAGCGCCGCCGCTTCGCCCAGAAGGGCCACGAGTACCTGATCGAGCAGGTGCAGCACACCGGCGGTGACACCATCACCAGCTCCAGCGAGACCAGCTCTTCCCTGGTCCGTCTGTCCTTCAACCACCCAGTGAAGGAGCTGATCTGGTGCTACCAGAACCCTTCCACCTCGGCCACCGCCAACCTGAACGCCATGTGGAACTTCTCCACCGCCTCGGCCAACGTGCAGGTGTCCGTGAGCCCAATTCTGTTCAGCGGTGTCAGCCAGCTGCCCCACGAGGTCGGCGCGCCCCACCTGGTGTCCAACGTGTCCGGCACTGCCAATTGCTACTGGGTTGAGGAGGGCGACCGCAACAGCACCGTCTACGAGGTGGGCCCCATGCACCAGTTCAAGCTGGTGCTCAACGGTCAGGATCGCTTCAAGGAGCAGCTGGGCAAGTACTTCAACCAGTACCAGCCATTCCTGTACCACACCGGCACCCCCTACGTCGGCGTGTACGTGTACTCCTTCGCCCTGCAGCCAGAGGAGCACCAGCCAACCGGCACTTGCAACTTCTCGCGTATTGACAACGCCCAGGTGGCTGTGTGGCTCAAGACTGCCACCGCAACCAACGCCAACTACAATCTGCAGAAGATGTTCGCAGTCAACTACAACATCCTGCGCATCCAGTCTGGCATGGGCGGCCTGGCTTTCTCGAACTGATTCCTCCTATGTCTGGAATTTACCTGCGAAATTGCGAAAACTTCAAAAAAAGCCCTTCGGGGCGGCCTTCGGGCCCAAGAATCACCCAAGACTGATTCCTGGATTCGAATTTTAATTTTAAATTGAAAATATTGCGTTTAATTAAATGAACGCACGAGCCAGGGTTATTGCAGCACATGCTGCCGAAAAGGCCCGTACGCGGCGTAAGCAGCGTCTCGGTCTCGCAGGTGCTCTCACCGCCCTCCTTGCACTGTCAGCAGGTGCTCACATGAAACACAGCACGAACGCTGCTACCGGACTTCGGGCGCTGAACGCGTCTCGCGCCGCGGCAAAAACGAACTTTGTAGCAAATTTAACTAAATCGTATCCGAGACCCGTCCTTGTACGGAATGCTAATAATGATCGGGTCAATTACAGAAATGTATATAATGCGAATGGTACAAAGTATCTTAAACGAGGAAATAAGGTGTTCACTCTTAAGAAAGAACCACACTCAGGTACTCTGCTTGGGGGTTTAAGTGTCTATAAAATCAACAACGAAGTCAAGTTTTAGTTAGACAACCTCCTCTAAGCTCAGAACGGGAAATGTGTCCCATTGGAAGTGCGGGATGTCCTCCTCGTACTCTTGATGATTCGCAAGCACATCCTCTTGAATAAACTCGTCAATATCCCCCCCCACGTAGCAGTTATCCTCCAAAATCTCCTCCGCGTGTTCAGGCTTGAGTTTCACAAGTGCCGTCTTCTTCTCAAAACCAATGTTGAGCGAACGAGAGTGCATGCAATCCTCGACACCACACGAGTGTAAATCCGTAAACACAACGGGACGAAGGTATGTCATCCGGTAGAGCTTCTCGTCGGGAACCTCCTTTTTGAACAAAGTCTGACACAAGTCCATGCCTTGCTTATATTGGCCATCTGTCAGACTCTCTTTGATATCTTCGACGTATTCTGCAAATTGCTGACACGCCTCCATCTTGTACTACTAACTAATGTCCCCTCTATCCACCACACTCCATGTCAACTTTCCCTCGAAAACTTCTTCGATCGTTTCCGCGCAGAATTTAGGATCGAAATTCGGAGAACAACAAAAAACGTCAAAGTAAATCTTGTTGTTCTCCGGGTAGGTGTGTGCTGAAAAATGGCTCTCGGCCAAGACGAGCACTCCCGTAACACCCACCGGCTCAAACTGGTGAAATGCTTCGTTCACAACCGTAAAGTCACACCTCTCAGCTACAGTATTCATTTTCAATTTCAATTCAGAAACAAAATTGACCAACTGACCAGTGAACAGTCCGATGAGATGTTTCATTTATTTACAGGGCACGGTAAGTTTTAACAGACATGAAAATGGCAAACACAAGCAGCAGCGTTGCGAGGATGAAATTTGAGATGGTCTCTGCGTTGCGCGTCTTGTCCTTTCCTGCGAAGGAAAACAGGGCGATGCTCTGTCCATAAAGAAGAATCACCAACATGATCGCAATCAGTTTGAACAGGTGGATAGAGATTCCCATGTACTATACATGTATAAAATAAATGGAAACTCTCGTGGATTCGCCGCTCAAGGGGGCTGAACTCATGAAAGCATGTCTTGCCATTGAGTCTGATTTGACTACGGCACTCGACTTGATGATGCGGATCTCTACTGAGCGCAAGTTTCGTGACACTTTAAAAATGACGTTCTGCTCCCTGGAAGAATTCGACAAGCACATTCAGTCACTGGACCTCAAGGATCCGATGATGTTTCGAGTGAGGCTCCTACCTACCCTGTCAATTTCTTCAATGCCGCCTCAAAAGCAGCAGTATTCTCGGTTCCGCCGTTGGCAGCAGAGGCTGTCGTCGTTGCTACCGTGCTGTTCACCGGCTTGCCGATCCACACCACCCACAGAGCAAAAATGAACAAGCCCAGGAGCATGCTGGTGGTTGCCTTGATAGCCTCGTGGGGGAGTCGCCGCCTGTCCTTGATGACAAAGGTCTGGATGCCAAACATGAAGAGGTATACGCCTGCGAGAAGAGTCATCGACGCAATCAGGTCATCAATAGGCGCCATTAATACATAAAGATATTTTAATCTGAGATGGTATGCAATTTGCCTATCTCGACGACACGGCTGGGGCGGTTGACTTGATGGTTGGCACGCTTCTCCACAGTCTCCAGCAACACCGAAACACCCGTGAACAACTCAATGAAGATGACATCCCCGAGGTTGAATTGCCCGAAGACTGGAAAAAGTTTCAAGAGTCACTCCAGGCGTTCCAGAAAGAGTACATGCAGACGGCGCGTTGCGTTCGTGAAACGGAACAAAGTCTCGTAGGTAAGAAAAAGAAACTCGAGACACTTAAGAAACTCACAGACACGTTCGACGATGGACCATATAAAGAAGAGGCGACCCAACTTGTTAGTAAATTTGAACAAGAGGAGGACATCGGTGGAGAGGAGGAGGAGTTGGCATCACTAAAGGGTACCGCACATGCCATGCGACTTGCTCTCGTGAATACGAATCCGGAACAGGCACTGAAGTTTCAGTGTTTTGTGTGCATGGACAAGGAGATTGACAGTTTTCTCGATCCATGTGGCCACGTGATTTGCACCGGGTGTTGGCGACGAAACAATTCGGCGGCGTGTCCTGGATGCAGAACACAAGTAACAGCTAAAAAGATTTTTACACTTTCTTAGGCCTCAACCAGGCTCTCGTAAAAACACCGAGGCCTACGGCCTCAACCAGGCTCTCGTAACTCAGATGGTTAGAGTGTTGGTCTTATGTGCCAAAAGTCGTGAGTTCAATCCTCACCGGGAGCAGCATCGGTGTCCGAGCCTGGTTCAAGGAGAGATCTGTTGGTGTTTTCACCACACGGGTTCAAATCCCGTCCGATGCATTTTTCGGCTCTGTAGCACAATTGGATAGTGCACCAGCCTTCTAGGAGGACCTTCGGTCCGTCAGTGTAAGCTGGAGGTTGCGGGTTCGACCCCCGCCAGAGTCATGACGCGTACCAGTCCGTAGGAGGGCCTTCGGCCCGGCGGCAATGCCGCTGTCCAGAGCGACACCCGGAATCAGGCTTCGCTGGGATAGTCTATTCAGACTGATACAAGCGCGTTAAATTCACCTAAAGAATACCCAGTCTAATAGTGTGGAACCGAGGTTCCCTTCTGACCTTAGCTCAATTGGTAGAGCGAAAGACTGTAGAGCGAGTGTGCTCTAATCCGGATGTTCAGTCATCTTTAGGTCGGTGGTTCGATTCCGCCAGGTCAGAGTTCCCCTTTTGCTTTCGTAGCTCAATTGGTAGAGCACCCGTTTAGTAAGCGGGAGGTAATGAGATCAAAGCTCATCGAAAGCAGTCTGGACCTAAGTAAGTCCTTAAACTACCCCTTGCTCCTGTAACTCAGTTGGTAGAGTGTGAGGCTGTTAAGAAAAAGTGCATGCACTTTGACGCGTGCCACCTCAAAGTCGCAGGTTCGAAACCTGCCGGGAGCGTATTTTTTTGAACCATTCCGCTCTGGTTCAAAAAAAATAAACGCGTATACTAAATGTCGGCTATGGTCAAAGGTGGATTTGCAATTGGTGCACTTGTGTCGTGTGTTATAGCGATGGGTCTCATGGGGGGTCTCGTTAAGGCGGTCAAGGACAAGGATGACAAGAAGAAGAAGAGCATCGGTATCAGCTTTGCTGTATTTGCATGCCTGGCCATCATATTGTTTATGATCATGTCGAAAATTCCTATCTAATTATGTGATTAATCTTAGCTTGAAGGTTCTTCTGAAAAAACATGAAGATGAACACCAGGATGGGCAAGCTACGAATCTCATCAGGACGGTTCAAGACGTGACCAGGAATCTTAATCTGTGAAATGTACTTGCGTGCAATGTACAACACAACACCGATGACGGCAAATTCGAATGTCGCCTCGGCTATGAGACGCGTCTTTGATTTACGCGTGTCAAGCTTGGGGAAAATTCTGTCCAGAATTTGAGATGCAAATAGAGCGAAGAGAAAGCAAATGGCTGTCACAAACCCAGCGTCGATGACTGCAGGTACTGTCATTTACTACTAGCGCTCAATTTTATTTTCCAGTCCGAAGGACTGTTCAGAGCGAAGCCGGCTACGCTGCGCGACTTATAATTTTTAAATTTGAATTGAAAAGGTAGATGTGTGACTGGTTCACTTTCCATGTGGACCAGGACGCCAAAATGGTTGTCATAGTCATTGATGCTCAGACTCTTTTTGAAAACCAACCAGAAACATATGACGAGGCTGATCAGGTATGTACCGAGGTTATCATTCCCATCGTAGATACCCTACGTACAACCTGTGTAGAAAAGGGGTACCAGCAGACGTGCACAGTTGATCTCAAGGATGTGGATGTGACCCTCATGAGCCCAAGCATTCTCTCTCGAATGATATGGAACATCTATGATCAGAATAAAGAGGAGCCAGAGAATTTGATTAAGGAGTTTAGCGTGTTCAACTCAAACACATTGTTCAGAGGGATCTATAAGGTGGCTCGCAAATTACTTCCAAAATACATGAGAGATTCAATCACGGTTTATTAGAGGTTAAAAAATACACGACTAGTCTAAACATGTCTGAACTTCTCAAGTTTTACCCAGATGAGAAGTACCTGTACATCGAGTTTCTCGCCAGTCGATATCTCGAGGTGCAGCCGTCGAATGACATGGAAGCAAAGATGCTTCTCGAACGCATCAAGCCGGTGATTAGTCAGCTTGATGAGTTTGTAGAGTCGCGTGGTTTGCGCGAGGTGATTGAGGTGAACCTCAAGGATGTTCCAATTTCAAAACTAAATTCGGACATTGCACTGGACATGATCAACCTATGTCAATCCATCCGGCCCGAGAAGAACCTCATCGATCGAATTTCAATTACAAATTCAAATCCACTTTTTGGAATGATTTACAAGGCGGTACAGGGGAAGGTTGACCCGAGTATCCGAAGAGTACTCCGCATTGAATCCAACTCAAAGTTTGATTAATTTTCTTTGATAATTGTAATGCATTCTGCCGAGCGTGTTATCCTTTGGTCGGCCGTGGTCGTCTTGTTCATACTCTACTTGTGGCCAGGACAGTCTGGGTACATTGGGCGAAAGATTACGTTCATGGAGATGCGCGAGTTTGACAAGGTTCCAGAAGACCTCCAGAAGGTGTATCAGGAGAATGCTCTTCGCTTTGCAGATGCTCTCGGAGAGACCATGGATAAAACATGGAATGAGGTGTCAGCCGAGAACAAACCAAAGGTGATTGCTAAATTCACTGAGAGCGTCACCAAGGTGATTGAAACGATGAAGGCGGCAAAGAAAGTGAATGGAAATGATGCGGCGACTCAGTTTCTCACGGTGAGTGTGGGTGTTTCTAATAAGGCCGAAGCGGAGGAGGCCGGTCGAGCCGCTGGGCAGCCGGGCGCGCGCCGCACCGAGAACACGACTTCCAAGTACATGCCTGATCCATCGATGTTTTTCCCAATGACGTCCGGCTTTTCTCTTGACGATACCCTGAATTCAGTCAAGTCGACTATCGAGAGTGTACCAAAAACGTCGGGTTATTCATTTTATTGAAAATCCCTTGACGTCACTCGGTGCCTGTCTCCAAAAATCTTTGGGGTCCTTGTGGTACAGGTCAAATAGAGCTTGATTTTCAGATGTAATCGTGAGTTCACCTTCGTCAGATCGCGTCATCCCCTCCGGAAGCTCCTCGAGAAGAACAGGGTGAATCGCCGCGAGTTCAGGTGTGCGGAGACACGCCACTGCAAATCCCACGTCCAGGTCAAGTCCCGTCTCCGTTTCACGAAGCCAGTAGTGCGTACACGCCTCCTTCGTCTGCGGAATAATGCAGAACCCCTGAATCATCTCACACTGAACCTTGTTGTTCTCAAGCCCCCTCTTGAGAAGAGCGATGTGATGAATGATGGATCCACCCACCTTGTTCAGCTTGATCCGAAGTGCTGTCCTGCGAACAAGGTCTTCGAGATTCATTTCTAATACTAGAGTAGGTAGATTAATCATGGGATTTTACACAGGTGTATGTGTCGGAGTTTGCTTGATTCTCATTTTGATCATTATCCTGGCGAACAAACTTCCACCAGTCACGTGTACCACCCCAGCCACGGCCGTCGATGCTCCACCAACACCCACCGCTCCCGTCTCCGATCAGCCACAGCCATACTCGGAGGGTATAGCACCGGCACCGGCACCGGCACCGACGGCGAATGGCCCCGCCCCTACACCCGACCCACTTGGTCGATGGGCAACTCCCGGGTGGGCACCCCCGAGTGACGGTACTCTCCAGGCTCCCATGGGTCCCACTTCTTCAGGTTATAAAACAGAATTTTAATTTCAAATGTAAATTGTAAATGATTTCTAAAAAAGGTTTTGTGTACAAGAATGATTCTCAGTTGAAAAGTTTAAACTTGGGATGGTACTATACATGGGGTCTTTCTGGTGTTCCCAATTTAGATCTTAAATTCACTCCGATGGTGTGGGGTGTGCCAAGTGTCAGCAAGCTGGACCAGATTCCAGCAGGGTCCACCGAGATTCTAGCGTTCAACGAGCCTGATGGTGCTCAGCAGTCGAATGTGTCTGTGCAGCAGGCGATTGCTCTCTGGCCTCGGCTCAAGGAGAAGGCGGTGTTCATGGGTGCACGTCTCGGAAGCGTGGCGACTGCACAGAACCCACTCACACCCAACTCGTACTTTGACGAGCTCTGGAATGCACTGAACCCCATCGACCGTCCCGATTTCATCTGCCTGCACTGGTATGCCCCACCAAATGCCGACCATTTTCTGACGTGGCTCGACGACATCTGGGAAAAGTACCAAAAGCCCATCTGGGTCACTGAGATGTGTGTGGCGGACTGGAAAGCAACCCCGGGGACTCCGGAGCGATTCACCACTGCACAGATTCAGGATTTTATGGACCAGGTTGTTACCGGTATGAACCAGCGCAATTACGTCGAGCGCTTCTCGTGGAAAACGCGTCCTCCGACCGATGTCAACATGGGTAACGGTTCCCTGGTTGCATGCGACGGTACACTGACCCCACTGGGGGAGCACTACGCAAATTTGTAAGTCTATAGTATACGATGACACGTCACACCACCGTGACGCGCCGATGGCCTGAACGGTACTTTACCGGTCTTTCAGGTATTTTTAGATTTATGCGCGAGAAAGAGTTATTGAAAAGAAGAACTAATTTACATCCAAAATTGAAAAAGACAAATACAATGGTCACGACGAAGAAATCCAAGTGGACCCAACTCTTCCACAAGACGTACCCGAACCTCAAGTTTGATAAGAATTTAATCTCAAAAAAGACGGGTATCCCCAGATCCAACCTAAATACCGTGTACAATAGAGGATTGAAGGCGTGGAGAACAGGTGGTTCACGCCCAGGTGCAAACCCCCAGCAGTGGGCGACTGCCCGCGTCTACAAGTACGTCTTGGTCACCAAGCACAAAGCGAAAGCGAAAGGGTCGGACCCGAATCAGAACCTACGGAAATAGCACAGCCTGGTCCTTCGGAGGACCTATGGTCCGACAGGAACCTTCGGTTCCCTGACTGAGTCGCCTTAAAAAAACAAAACCCTAAATTAGGAATGGACCCCATACTCACCCCCAGCAACTCCCGATTTACGACATTTCCAATCAATTACCCTGACTTGTGGTCTTTGTACAAAAAGGCGATTGGGAGTTTCTGGACGGTCGAGGAGATTGATTTGGCGGGGGACCTGAAGGATTGGGACAAACTCACTGACGATGAGCGCCACTTTATCAAAATGGTACTGGCTTTTTTCGCCGCCTCGGACGGCATCGTCATGGAGAATATCGACATGAATTTTTCAAAGGATGTACAGATTGCAGAGGCGCGGTCTTTCTACGCGTACCAGTCGTTCAACGAGTCGATTCATTCGGAGACGTACTCACTTATGATTGACAAGCTCGTCAAGGATCCCGAAGAGAAGGCAAGCCTCTTCCAAGCGATCGATACTGTCCCTGCGGTCAAACGAAAAGCTGAATGGGCTCAGACTTGGATGACTTCCGATGCACCGTTCGCGCAACGCCTTGTCGCCTTTGCGTGTGTCGAAGGCATCTTCTTCAGTGGTTCCTTCTGTGCCATCTTTTGGTTGAAGAAGCGTGGACTTATGCCTGGCCTTTCGTTTTCGAATGAATTGATAAGCAGAGATGAAGGCTCGCATCAGGAGTTTGCCGTGACGCTTTACTCTCACCTGAGGGAAAAGTGCCCTTCCAAAGACATTCACAAGATTGTCCAATGGGCTTGCGAGGTGGAGAGTGAGTTTATCACCGAGGCACTGCCGTGCAAACTCATCGGCATGGATGCGGGAGAAATGACGCAGTACATTCAATTTGTGGCGGATCGCCTCATGGCACAGTTTGGGGAGAAGCCTATTTACGGTGCAAAGAACCCTTTCGACTGGATGGAGAACATCTCGTTGGAAGGGAAGACCAACTTTTTTGAAAAGCGGGTCGGTGATTATTCAAAGTTTATGCCTGGTGATGAGGCTTTTGGGATTGACGAAGAATTCTAGTACAGCTTCGAGGTACGATTCGCCAGATTCATGAGCTGGATGCGCTGGAGGTTCGTTAAATTTGAACTGCGTGCCTTCAAAATACGCAGGGCGCGCGTCACGTTCTGCCATCTGCTGGCGCGGAAATTTGCTCGCGCGCTGGCGAGGAGTTGTGTGCTATTCATGTTTGAATAGGGTACTGCCATTTATATATTCATCACATTTTTTTAATCCATTCGCTCGAGGTTGGCACCCACGACGTCACCACCGAGCTTGGGGCCACGGTGACCCTCAGTCTTGGTGGTCAGGTGGTGCAGATCGCCGTAGAATGACACGCGGCGCATCAGGAAACCGACAACAGCCACGAACAGCATGCCGTGCAGAAGGAGACCAGCAAACTTGGCATCACCCTCTACGCCGGCGACCCAGCCACCTGCAACCCCACGAACCGCCTTGAAGGTTGCTGGGGAGGCAAAGATCATGAAGAGAATCAGAGGGAGCAGATATGCGGAGGTGGTCATTTAACATTTGACTAGATTTTATTTTACAGAAGCGCACACTTTCCAGACTTGCACCCGCCGAACATGCAATCGCCGTTCTGCTTGCACTCGGCACCCAGTGACGCCTCTCCACCAAAGCCAGACTTGCGCACCGTGAGCAGATTCAGAATCAGACGACACAGAATCACAAACACGAGCGAGTGCAAGAGCAGACCGAGCGTGGTGGGCAGACCGTCTGCTGACGCGACCCAGTTGCCTGCGACGCCACGAACCGCCTTGAAGGTGGCAGGATTGGCGACGATGTAAAACGTGGTGAAGGGGATGATGAAGCTCATTTGATACTACCTACTGAGAAATTTTATGCTGCCCCGGCGGCGGCACGGGCACGGGTTGCCATCACAGCATTCACTGCATTCCAGAACTGCTTACGAGATACATTTGTATTATTCACAACATTGTTACTGCGATTAATAACACCGCCAAATTGAGTGGTTCTCGCAGAGTTATTCCTATTAATATTCACAAACGCGTTCGCT